AAATAATGTGGTTACAAGCAATTAAATTAGCAGCACAAGCTGGATCTAAGATATACGCAAATAGACAAAAAGCAAAAATGGCTATGTCTGAAGCACAACTGTTACATGCAGAAAAACAAGCTCGAGGTGAGGAGGCTTATCAGGGCAAATTGTTAGAAGCTAGACAATCTGACTGGAAGGACGAAGCCGTCCTCATAATCTTATCAACTCCAGTGGCTGTGCTTGCTTGGGCAGTCGTATCAGACGACCCAACTGCAATGGACAAAGTAAAATTATTTTTTGAAATGTTTTCGCAACTTCCGAGCTGGTTCACAAACTTGTGGATTTTAGTGGTTGCGTCGATTTACGGAATAAAAGGTACTCAAATCTTCCGTAACGGTAAAAAATAAACTTGCTTTCTATAAATAAAATGTTACATACCTCTAATGATTAGAGGGGATAGCGGTGACTACAATCTTTTAGATAAATGGTCTAAAGACTTTGACTGTGAAGGTCATTACTCTTGTGAGATAGGTGTGAGAGAAGGACAAGGTTCTAAAATAATTATGGATAATGTAATCAATAATTATTTTCACATTGGCGTAGATCCCTACGGTGATATTAAATACAAACATTTTGATAATGATGAAAAATTTTATTGGGAGGGAAGTCCTGATGGAAAACCACCAACTTACCCAAACTCTATGCGAGATCAAATGATTAAAGATTTTGAAGAATACACAAGAAGAGGAAAATATCATTTTGTAAATAAAACAGATATAGATTTTATGAACGATGATAATTACAAAAGAATGATTTTTTCTTTTGTTTTCTTTGATGGACCTCATACAACTAAAGACGTTTTAAGGGAAGCAATATGGTTTGCTGATAGATCGGGTAAAAATACAAGATTTGTATTTGATGATTTTAAATATTACGGAATGGAAAAAATAGCCCATGTATTAGAAAGTTGGGATTTTAAAACGATAGAAGTAGGTGACAATAAAGCTTTATTGGAGAAAAAATGCTAGATCCAACAACAGTTGATATAATTAAAAATCACTTACACAAAGAGATTAAGAGTTCTAAAGATCACATTTGCTATAGTGTTGAATCGGTAGAACAATTAATGTATGCTAGAGGCAAAATCAATGCTTACGAGGCATTGCTTCAGGATATTAAAAACCTGCAAAAGGAGGATATAGATGGTACAATTGATTAAACCTAAAATACCAATTATCGAAAAAAAAGATAAAGGTAATGAGGAAGAATCACAAATTCCTAGAGATCCGAAAGAAGTTAAGAAATATCTTGAAATCATTCCTGAACCAGTTGGTTATAGAATGTTAGTACGTCCATGGTCAGGCAAGAAAAAAACCAAAGGTGGTTTACTTCTTGCTGATGAAACTCATGACAAAATTCAAATGACTACAGTCGTAGGACTTGTTGTAAAAATGGGTGATCTTTGTTTTAAAGACAAAGAAAAATTCCCTACAGGTGCTTGGTGTAAAGAAGGTGAATTTGTTATTTATGGAAGATACTCAGGTTCAAGATTTCAAACTAAATATGGTGAACACCGTATTCTTAATGACGACGAGGTAATAGGAAAAATAAAAGACCCAGAAAATATTCTCCATTTATTTTAATAAAGGAGGATATATATGGCAGAGGTAAAAGACTATAGTGCGGAAGCGCTATTGCGTAAAGAAAAAGAGGTAGACCTCGATACCGACGGCGTTAAAGAAGAAAACGTTGAAGTCAAAGAGGAAATCAAGAAAGAGGAAAATGAAAAACCTAGTCTAAACGTAGGCGAGGTTGATTTAGGTTACACTGATCATAGTAAAGAACCTAAAGAAGAAAAAGAAAAAGTTGCTATCGAAGAAGCAGTTGAAGAACAACCAAAAGAGGAAAAAAAGGTTGAACCTAAAACTGAAGAAAAGAAAGACAACTTAAATCAATATACTGATTCTGTTCAGAAAAGAATTGATAAACTTGTTAGAAAAAGACATGAAGCAGAAAGAAGAGAAAAAGCTGCTCTGGATTATGCTAAAGGTTTACAGAAGAAGTATGACTCTACAATCAAGAAGTTTAATTCTACAGATGAATCATATCTAAAAGAATTAGATGCAAGAGTAGATGCTCAAAGAGAACAAACTAAAAATGTTCTTAGAGATGCTATTGAAAAGAATGATGTAGATAAGATCATGGAAGCTAATGACACTTTAACTAAACTTGCTGTTGAAAAAGAAAAAGCAAGATTAGAGATTGCTCATAGAGCTGAAATGAAAAAAGAAGAAGAAGAGAAACAAAAACAACAACAACAAAACGTTGAAAGCAAACCTCAAGAAGGTGTTCTCTCTCAAGAACAACAACCAAATATTACACCAAAAGCTAAGAAATGGGCTGAGGAAAATAAATGGTTTGGAGAGGACGAAGTCATGACTAATGCTGCAATTACTATTCATAACAACTTGGCCAATGAAGGTCTTGAAGTCGATAGTGATGAGTATTATAATGAAGTCAATGCAAGATTAAGGAAGTATTTTCCTGCGTCTTTCGCATCTGATGACGCCGAGCAAAAAAAGGAGCAAAAGAAACCCGTCCAAACTGTTGCTTCAGCCGGTCGAAAACAACAAGGACGCCGAACTGTGAAACTCACCAAATCACAGGTAGCTATCGCTAAAAGATTAGGGGTGCCACTAGAGGAATACGCTAGATACGTGAAGGAGGATATATAATAATATGACTGAAATAAAAAGAACTTCACGCGAGTCAGAAACTAGAAAAGCAAAAGATGCTCCAAAAGTTTGGACTCCACCATCCAGTTTGGATGCGCCACCTGCACCAAAAGGGTATGCCCACAGATGGATAAGAGTATCCGTTGCGGGTTTTGACGATACATCAAATGTATCGAAAAAATTGAGAGAAGGTTGGGACTTCGTTTCTGCAGAACAAGTGCAAAATGAAATGGGTGCCAATAAATATCCAGTTTTTACCGACGGTAAATATCAGGGGTTAATCGGGATTGGGGGCCTTGTGTTGGCAAGGATACCTGAAGAGATCTTGAAACAAAGGCAAGCCTACTTTAGTAGAATTACTCAAGATAGGATGGAAGCCGTGGATAGAGAACTCATGAAGGAACAACACCCAGACATGCCTATCAATATTGATAGACAGTCTAGAGTGACCTTTGGTGGTAGTCGCAAGAAATAATATTTTTGCAATTGCTACAGGGTCTTAAACATAAACGTTAATAAGGAGAACTATAATTATGGCAAACGTAAGTGAAAAGTTTGGTCTAAGACCTTACAGAAAACTTGACGGTACACCACTTGTAGGAGCCCAAAACAGATACACAGTTAAAAGCAACTATGCCACTGCGATTTTTCAAGGTGACTTAGTTGTAGCAGTATCAACTGGAAATATTGAAAAATATAATCCCGGTTCAGATGCTGGTCTTTCAACTGCGGCTGTGGGCGTTTTTAACGGCGTGTTTTATACAGATCCAACTACTCAAAAGCCAACTTTCAAAAATTACTACCCAGGTAGTGTTGTTGCAAGTGATATAACAGCTTTTGTTGTGGATGACCCAGATGCGGTCTTCTTAGTAGATGCTGATGAAGCGTTTACAAGAGCGGACTTGTTTAGAAACTATGCTGTTACGAACACTACAGGTGTTACTGAAACAGGTATATCAAAAGCACAATTAGATGTATCAAATTCAGGAACTACAGTATCTTTCGTATTACAAGCGATCGATATTTCACAAGATCCTGACAACTCAGATACAGCTACATCAAACGCTAATATCTTGGTGAGAATAAACCACCACCAATATAGAAGCAGAACAGGCGTTGCGTAATAAAGGAGAATAAACTATGGCAATATCAAGAGCACAACTAGTTAAAGAACTAGAGCCAGGTTTGAATGCTTTATTCGGCCTGGAATACAATAGATACGAAAATCAGCATGCTGAAATTTACGTATCTGAAACATCTGACAGAGCTTTCGAAGAAGAAGTAATGTTAAGCGGTTTCGCTTCAGCACCAGTTAAACAAGAAGGTGCGGGAGTAGTGTTTGATCAAGCAGGTGAAACTTTCACAGCTAGATACACACACGACACAATCGCGTTAGCATTCTCAATCACTGAGGAAGCAATCGAAGATAACCTATATGACAGACTTGCTGCTAGATACACAAGAGCATTAGCAAGATCTATGTCAAATACGAAGCAAGTTAAAGCTGCAAACGTATTGAACAATGCACAGAAAGCTGCTGTAACAGGTGGTGACGGAGTATCGTTAATTAACAACTCTCACCCACTTGCAACAGGCGGTATTTTCTCAAATGTATTGGCAGTTGCTGCAGATCTTAACGAAACTTCGTTAGAGCAATCATTGATCGACATCGCAGGATTCGTAGATGAAAGAGGCTTAAAAATCGCTGCTCAAGGTGTAAAAATGATTCTTCCAAAAGAATTACAATTTACAGCTGAGAGATTAATGAAGTCTCCTCAAAGAGTCGGAACTGCAGATAACGACATCAATGCTATCGCTTCAATGGGAATGATTCCTCAAGGTTACAGAGTTAATAACTTTTTAACTGACACAGACTCATTCTTTATTTTGACTGACATCCCTAACGGATTTAAACACTTCGTTAGATCGCCAATCAAAACTGCGATAGAAGGTGACTTCGATACTGGTAACGTTAGATTCAAAGCTAGAGAAAGATACTCTTTTGGATTCTCTGATCCAAGATGTGTATTTGGTAACGGAAACTTACCAACTAGCTAATACTAATTAACAGTATTACATATTAAAGGGCGGTGCGTTTGCATCGCCCTTTTTTTTATGGTAATTAAAAAAATGTTTATTTCTTCTTTTAAAATAAAAAAAGATTTTAATGACTCTATCAAAAAAGAAATATTATCTATTAAAGATAGTTGGAAGAAAGATTTAAATAATGTAAAAGCCTTAACTTCTGGATGGCAACCCGATTATTCTTTTTTTAAAACACTAAATGAACAGATGTGTCTTAAATTAAATGAAATTACCAAAATTAAACTTAAACCCGATAGTTGGTGGGCAAATTATTATAACAAAGGTCATTTTACAAAATTACATCATCATCAACCAGCACTTATTAGTAGTGTAGTTTTTATTAAAATAGATAATACAAATCCCTTATATTTCAATTTAAAACCAGGAATTTTGAACGTTAAAGAGGAGGAGGGTTTGGTCATAGTATTTGATTCTAAATTAGAGCATGGTGTAAATTCCTGTAATGAAGAAAGAATTACACTAGCAGTGGATTTTATAAAGGACATCTAGTATAATATAATTCCTAGTATAAATTATCTGCAGACTGGCTAGGCAGACGCTATAGAGACTGCAGGTGTAAAACTATAGGAGAAATAAATTATGGCAAACACAACATTTGACGGACCAGTCCGATCAAAAAATGGTTTTATTAACTTAGGACCAAGTGCAGTAAAAGCTGAAACTTTAGCTACAGACTTAACTGTTGCTGCACACGCAGGCAGACTAGTAACAATGGATCCTGCGGGAACACCTACTGCAATAACAATACCTGCAATCAATGCGACTGCAGACTCAGCTGTTGCTGGACCAGGTAGTGATCCAAATAATCCAAATACTATTGGTACAACTTTTGAAATTCTTTTTATTGATGATTTCACAGGAACTATCAAGACTGCTAACACAGCTGACAAATTTGTTGGTGCTGCTACAGTCGGTATTGATGCGTCAGTAGCTGGTAAACAATTTGTTGCAGCAACTGGTGATAATGAAGTTAATCTTAATGGTGAAGCTGGAGCGTCTGTTGCTACAACAGGTGGTCTAAAAGGTTCAAGAATTAAATTTACTGCAATCGCAGCTAACTTATATGCTGTAGAGGGTCAGTTAGTTGGTTCAGGATCAATTGCAACACCTTTTGATGCTCAGTAAAAGTTAATTATCTTGGTGGGAAACTTCAGGACATTTATATGATCTTGATACCCACCTAGACCAAATATTAGGAGAAAATATGTCAAGTACGAGTATACAGGCAAAAATGTTTAAAGCTGTTTCAGCTGATACAGCTGCCGTTGCTGCTTTACAAACAACTGGTGGTGCTGGCGATTTCACATTAAAATCAAGTTCTGTAAGTGATGGATCAAACATGGCTACGACTGTAACTTTAACTTCTGCTGGAAATATTTCCGGAGTTAATTTTACAATAACTGGAACTGATGAAAATGGAGACGCGGTAACTGAAACAAGAGTTGGACCTAATGCAGATACTGTAACTACTACTGAAGCCTTTTTAACAGTAACACAGGTCTCTGTAGATGCTGCTGTAGGAACTAACACATCCGTTGGTTTTTCTGCTACATCAACAACAAAAGGAATTGTTTTTGCTGGAGCTACAAGAGTAAGAGGTATGCATGGAGTTTCAAACGCTTCAACAGCTGGCGCAATGATAATTAGAAACACTTCACACTCAGGTGCGAAGAGATTAGAAATTGATGCACCTGCTGCAGCCGCTATGATTGATCCGTATATTCCAGATGAAGGTATAAGATACCCTAATGGAGCATACATTGATATCAGCGGTGGTTTCGACAGTGTAACGGTATTCTTTGATGGAAAGTCTCAATAGTTATACATTAGAGCTTTTAAATTTAAAACGTGGAGGCGATGTTCAGCCTCCGCGTACTAAAAAATACTATCGTTCTACAAAAAGTGGAGCGGGTATGACAGCAGCTGGAGTTGCGAAATACAGAAGAGATAATCCTGGATCAAAACTCAAAACAGCTGTAACAGGAAAAGTAAAACCTGGGTCTAAAGACGCAAAGAGACGTAAATCTTTTTGCGCTAGAAGTGCAGGGCAAATGAAAAAGTTTCCAAAGGCAGCTAAAGATCCTAATTCAAGATTAAGACAAG